TATCTGGAGAAGGCTTCTTATAGAAATCCTGAGAAAAAGAATCTATATACTATTAGGTCTATAGGATTACTTAAAGAGTTTATTAGTTATAGTCTTGATGTGAATGCTGACCGTGTATCTGCATTCATGATTCTTATGATATACAGAGCAGAATTAGAGCATCAGATTGAATCTTATAAGTCTAATAAAGTTAAGAATTCAAGTAATAGTGAATTCTGGGGAAGGGCTTATAAGAAGTTTAGTAAGGATAAAGTACATAGTAGGCTAAATAAACTTGTAAAAAGTTATGATGAACAGTATTAATTTATTATATTTGCAAATAAAACTATAAAATGAGGACTTCAGTAACATTTTTTCCTTCTCAGAAGATATCTACATCCAAGAAAAATACTAAGTGGTATAAAGACTGTGTTGATGCAGGAGAAGCTCTTGCTATATACAGGGCTGATGGTGAGACAGAGCTACATCACAAGATGCAGGTATGGGAGGATTTAGATAACGATATTATAGATGAGAGAGAAATAGAGCAGGTATTCAATCCAATGCAGCTTCAAGATGTTGTATTTCCTGCTGCTATAAAAAATTATCCTTTATCAGTACCTAAGATAGATTTACTTCAGGGGGAAGAGACTAAAAGGAAATTTGATTGGAAAGTAATGGCTAAAAATGAGAATTCTTTCTCAGCCAGAACTGATGCTATTCGTGAGGCTATAATGGAAATAGCAATGCAGGAAATTGAGAATGAGAGTTTTAATGAAGAAGAAGCTCAAAAGAGAATACAAGAAACTTCTAAATATTTTCAATATGATTACAAAGACTTAAATGAACTTTATGGAACTAGGATACTAGAATATTTGTGGAGAGAACAAGATCTTAAAAGAAAATTTTTCTCAGGTATAAGGGAAGCACTAGTCAAGCGTAGGGAAATCTACCGTATAGATGATATAGGAGGAGAACCTTCTATGGTAAAATGTGACGCTAAGACTATATACCCTATGAGAAAAGGAGATTCTCACAAGGTTGAAGACTCTGACATTATAATAGAAGTAACTTATGATCCTGTAGGTAGAATCATTGATGAGTTCCATGATTATCTTAAACCATCAGAAATTGTTCAATTAGAAGAAGGTACTAATAAGATTACTGGTAGCAGTAATGGAGTACTTAATCACCAGAATGCCTATCCTACGTTACTTGCAGAAGGATTTACAGGAGACGGTACTGGTAATATGTTTGATTCTCCGGTATTAGGTGCCTATAATCTTCCTTTTGATTATGAAGGTAATGTACGTGTTACACGCGCAAGATGGAGAGGAATGCGTAAGATTGGTAAGTTAACTTATTTTGATGAAGAAACAGGTAATGAAATGGAAAGACTTGTTTCTGAGAACTACAAAGTTAACAAAGACAGGGGAGAAGAAGTTAAATGGATATGGGTTAATGAAGCTTATGAAGCCACCAGACTGGCTGAAGACATCTATGTTAAGATGCAGCCCAGAGAGGTACAAATGAGACATTTTGATAATCCTTCCAAATGCTTCTTAGGCTATGTAGGTACTGATTATGGTATGTCTCTTATGGAGAGAATGGAACCCTATCAATATTTATATAATGTATACATGCGCAGACTGGAGTTAGCTATTGCGAAGTATAAAGGCCCAATTTATGAATTAGACTTATCTAAGAAACCTGATGAATGGTCAGAGGAAATGTGGATGTATTATGGAGAAGTCTTAGGATGGGCTGTTATTGATTCATTTAACGAAGGTAAGAAAGGTGCAGCTACAGGAAAGATAGCTGGTAATATGAATAGTCAGTCTAAAGTACTTGATGCTAATGCCAGTAACTATATCCAGCAATTACTTTTAATGCTTCAGCATATTGAGAAGCAAATGGGACAAATTGCAGGTGTTACTGAACAACGTCAGGGACAGATTGATAACAGGGAAACTGTAGGAGGAATTGAAAGAGCAGTAACTCAAAGTTCTCATATTACAGAAAAATGGTTCTTTATTCATGATGAGACTAAAAAGAGGGCTATGTTAGCCTTACTTGATACAGCCAAGCAATTGTGGAAGAATAAGAAGTCTAAAAAGATTTCATTTGTAATGGATGACATGTCCAGAATTGCTATAGATGTTAATGGTGAAGACTTTGCCTCATCTGAATATGATATCTTTATTACTGATAGTTCTGATGACCTTAAAATCAGACAGACTATTGAACAACTTTCTCATGCTTATGTACAAAACGGTGGTTCTCTTACTCTTCCTATCAAAGTTCTGCGTAGTGATAGTATTACACAAATGGCTAAGATAATAGAAGATGAAGAATCTCGTATGAAGCAACGTGAAGAAGAAATGGATCAGAAAAGGCTTCAGGCTGAACAACAGTCTCAGCAAGCTCAGTTACAGGATAAACAAGCTGATAGGGATCTTGAATATTATAAGATTGATAAAGATTCTGATACTAAACTTCTTATTGCTGGTGTACAGAATACTGGACAAGATGGTATGGAAGATGAAAAACTAGAGCTTGACAGAGAAAAGGAAAGAAATGATGTTGAAGCTAAAGAGAAAGAGCTTTCCTTAAAAGAGAGACAACTAGAAGAGACTATACGTCATAATAAGAAAGGTGAAACTATAGATGTTAAAAAATTAAAGAAAACTAAAACTAATTGAATTGGTTAGAATTAAGAGGTGTTTTTCATAACACCTCTAATATTAATAAGCTAAAATTCCACGAAAATAATGTATGGTTATGGTTCAAGGGAGAAAATAACCCTACTATATATTATAATGTAACTTATTCAGAAAGAAATTTAATAAGAAAATTAATTAATAATGACATTAGAACAGATAGTAGATAAGTTTAAAAAATATCCTAAAGCCATGACTAATGGTGCAGGAAATCTTAGTAAAAGATGGGGGTGTTCAAGGGAAGATGTGTATAAAGCAAGAAAAATAGTAAGGGAGGGGCCTAAAGATGAGGAGTTAAGAAAGAAGTTACCTAAAGTTTTAATTTTTGATATAGAAACAAGTCCTTCTATATCTTATACGTTTGGAAGATTTAAATATAATATTGCATATAATCAGGTAGAACAGGAACCTATGATGCTTACATGGTCAGCTAAATGGCTGTATAGTACTGAGGTTATGTCTGATAAGTTAACATCTGAAGAAGTAATAATTGCTAATGACTATAGAATAGTAAAAAGTTTATGGGATTTAATGGATGAAGCAGATATTGTAGTAGCACACTTTGGGGACAGGTTTGATGTACCTATGCTGAATACGAGAGCAATCTTAAATGGACTACCGCCTTATAACACAGTAAGGTCTATAGACACTAAAAAAGTAGCTTCCAAGACATTTAAGTTCCCATCTAATAAACTTGATGCATTAGCTAAATACTTTGGAATACCCGGAAAGATTGATACAGAATTTCAATTATGGATAGATTGTATAAAGGGTAAAAAAGGAGCCTTAGAAGAAATGGAAATCTACAATATACAAGATGTAGAAGTATTAGAAGAAGTTTACCTCAAATTAAGACCTTATATTAAGTCTCATCCTAATGTAGCAGTTTATATGGATACAGACAAGAGAGCGTGTAGCGCATGTGGTAGTACAAACCTTACACTTGCTAAAGACAATAAAGGTAGACAGAAATATCAATATACGAATACAGGTAAATTTAAAGTTTATAGATGTGAGTGTGGAGCAGAATCAAGAGGCAGACGTACAGATTTTGATAAAACTAAGACACTTCTTACAAGTGTACCACGCTAATAAGTCCTATAAAGTATATAGCAGCAAAAAATATATATTCTAAAATTTGGAGATATAAATAACTAATATTATTTTTGTAAAAGATTAAGATTATGGCAGGAGAAGAAAACAAACAAGAAGAAGTACTAGATAATCCATTTAATGTAAATTTGGATTTATTACAAGACATGGGTGGAGCCATGTTTGAAAGTACTGAAGAGACTGAAGAAATTGAGGATAAAATAGAAACGCCAGAGAGTGATAATCAAGAAGAGAATCAGGAACAACCTGAGAATGCTTCTGAACAACAGGATGAAGAAAATGAAGAGATTGAAGATAACGAAGACCCCTCTTCTAACGATACTGAAAAACCTTCTCCTTTCACTCCATTTGCTAAATTGGCTGTAGAAGAGGGTGTTCTTCGTAATTTTAACTTGGAAGAATGGGATGGTACTCCTGAAGGACTTGTAAATGGAATGAACAAGGAAATTCAATACGGAGTAAACTCTTACAAGGAACAGCTAGATCCCAGAGCAAAGTGGTTAATTGATAATATGGATGAGGGTGTGCCCTTAGAGTCATTACTTGAGGTAGATAAACAAAGAGTTTCTTTAGACAGTATAACTGAAGAAGCACTAGTTGAAGACTCTAAGATGCAAAAAGATATACTCACACAGTATTATAAAGAGACTACAAAGTTCTCAGACGAAGCTATAGAGAAATACATTAACAGGCTTGAAGCTATGGATGAAATTGCAGACGAAGCAAAATCATCATTAGGTGAACTGAGGACTATTAATCAACAGAAAGAGGAACAATTAAAAGAACAGGCAAGGGAACAACAGGAGCAAATGCAGAAACAACAACAAGAAGCATTAGAATCCTTTAAAAACACCTTAACTAAGAAAGAAGAAATTGTTCCGGGAATAAAGCTCTCTGATGTAATGAAGGAGTCTATTGAGAAAACAATTACTACACCTGTAGCAGTTGATCCTCAAACAGGTGCTCCTATGAATGAGATAGCTGTAGCAAGATCTAAAGATCCTGTTAATTTTGAGATTAACCTTGCTTACATATACAAGGCAACAAAAGGGTTTCAGGATTGGTCAGTATTTAATTCAGCTGGTAAGAAGTCTGCTCTTAAGGAATTTGAAGACGCTGCAAGAGGTCTGGATTCAGGAAGCAAACAACAGCAAAGAATTAACAGACCTGCTGCAGACGAAGATTTAAAAGAAC